AAGATGAGAAAAAAGCAACGCCAAAGAAAAAAGCAGCGGCTAAAAAGACAACGGCTAAAAAGAAAGCACCAAAGAAAAAAGCAGTAAAGAAAAAAAGTGCCGCTAAAAAAGGGTAGCGCTAAGAAAACAGTTTCTGCTAACATAAGGAAACTGAGAAAAGAGGGCTACAAGAAGAAACAATCAGTTGCCATTGCGCTGAGCAAGGCGGGAAAGTCTAAAAAAAAGAGGAAGACCAATGCAAAGACCAAGAAAGTTCAGAGGCGCCGTACCAAAAAATCCAGGTACCGCAAGTAAATCCATGAAAATTAAAGACCAGGGCACCGTGCCTATGGCACAACCTAAAAAAGAAGCCAATGGCGGACCCCCTAAACCGGGTTCCGGCGCCGGCAAGTGCAGAGGCGGAGGGGCAGCCATTCGTGGTACTAAGTTTGAAGGCGTTTTTTAATGCCGAACTTTCTTAAAAGACCGAGCTCACCTCCCGTTTTAGGATCAGGTTACGGTCCCTATCTTAGAATGCCCGGAGTCAGAGGATTTCAAATGGGTGGCATGCCGACAAGACCCACTGCGCCTCCCATTGTAGGATCAGGTTATTACCTTAGAACGCCCGGAGCTAGAGGGTTTGCAGACCCAGGAGTCAGAGGGTTTTCACAGGGTGACCTGGCTGAAAAGAAAAGATTTAGAGATTATCAACCTGAAGGTATGCTTAAAGGCACTATTTTTGATTTTATTCCCGACCCTGTTCAAACATCTGCTTATTTGCAAGATCGTTTTGGCGACCAACAAGAACCGGCGCCAGTCGATGACAGTTTTGATATGCTCAGAATGTTTATGGAACTAACACCAGAAGAAAAAATGAGGGTGGCAGGTCCGAACTTTAATGAAATGAGCGAAGACGAAGTGGCGATGGCGATGTACGATTTTATTGCTGAAGGCAGATCTTTAACAGGCGGTCGAGAAGTCGATTACATGGATCCCGAAAAACAAGAGTTGCCTCTCTTTATGGAAGAACAGGAGACACCACAAGAGACATGGGATAATTTTATGGATCGGCCGAACTATGCCACAGGCGGGCTTGCTTCGCTGATGGGCGGTGTCAGAGGCTATCAAGGCGGAGGTGCGGCTAGACGTACTGGACGTACTGGCTTTGCTCCATCTTCGTATACATCTCCCACTGATCCGTATGGTCGTTCTTGGGGATTTCAGAGGCGCCATCTTGGACAGAGTTTCGATCCCAGAGAACAAATGAAAGCAATACAGGAAGCAATGAGAAACAATTGGGGTCGACCCCCTGGAGGGGGTTAATAATGTCTAGTATGAGCTGGGATCCAGTAACCGGCAAAATGAGAATAGATCCCGACCCTAGAGGTGGAGATCGCCGACCACGATGGAGCAACATAGAAGCTAGGATTAGGTCTGGTGAACAGCTCCCACCACAAAGCGAATGGAGCCAAGAAAAGTTTGATCCTATGCGTGGTATGCCGCAGATCACTCCACCTGGACCAGGAGGGTCGCAAGAAGAATGGGACATCTACAACTCATACGCTGATCAAGGAGGCGGTAGTGGTCGTCGCGTACCAGAAGTTACATTTCCAGAAAAAAACAATACGCCAGGTGGCGGAATTCCTCCTGGTTGGGGTAGACCTCCACGAGAAACAAGCAACACCTTTAGACCTGAAGGTATCAGACCCCCGCAGGATACGGGTCCTTTTTATCGACCCCCTCCACCAAGGAACCCTTTTATGAGGCCACCTCCTCAGAACCCGTTTAGCTCAATGCTGGGCTTAGGCTCTGGACCCAATTTATTCTCAGGCGGAATGCCGTTTTTTACGCCTCCACCCAGAATGCCAATAATACGACAACCAATGTTTGGCGGCGGTTTGGGAGGATTCGGTGGCGGATTCGGTGGCATGGGCGGCTACGGTGGCGGCATGGGCAGAAGTTTTAATCCGTTCGGTGGCCAGTTTGGCGGCATGGGCGGTGGATTTGGAGGTATGGGCGGAGGTTTTAATCCATTTGGAGGAATGGGTGGCCAATTCGGCGGCATGGGTGGGGGCTATACGCCTGCATTCGGCGGCGGAAGAGGCGGCTTTGGTGGCAGATTCGGTGGCGGATTTGATCCAAACATAATGATTCCACCTAGGCCGATGCGTGGACCTGTGCAACCACCAAGAACAACTGGCGGTGGCAATCAATATGGCTTTACACCACCAAGCGGTGGAATGCAAGCACAAGTAATGACACCTTGGCATAATCCAGACACTGGCGAGTCTTATATGGCACCAAACCCAGGATACAGACCACCAGAAGGTAGTGCTTGGACTGAAGGCTCTACTCCTGGCGGTTTTAAAACCAGCTTTGATCCAAATGTAGGACAACCTCCACCAACACCACCGACGCCAATCGTAGGCGCCACAGGTGCTACAGGAGCGACAGGCGCTGCTGGAGCACAGGGCTTACAAGGAGCGACGGGAACTACTGGCGCAATAGGCGCTACTGGGGCACAAGGATTACAAGGTTTACAAGGCATGCAAGGATTAACCGGAGCTACGGGTGCCACAGGACTAACCGGAGCTACCGGCGCCACAGGAGCTCAAGGACTCCAAGGCATCCAAGGTGAGATAGGTTTAACGGGAGCAACTGGTGCTACTGGAGCTCAAGGTATGCAAGGTATTCAAGGTGAGATAGGATTGCAAGGTCTTCAAGGCTTACAAGGTTTACAAGGAGAGCGTGGTTTAGCCGGAGAAACCTTTAATCCAACAGATTATGACTGGGGCGGTGTTTTTGGTCAGTATGGATTTAATCCAAGCGGTTTACAGTCTAGATTGTCTTCGTTGGAAGAAAGACAAATGCCAGCATTCACACCGTTTGACCCAACAGGTCTTCAGTCAAGATTGTCTGCATTGGAAGGAAGAGAGTTTTCAGCATTTGATCCAACAGGGCTTCAACAAAGAATGGGTTCGCTAGAAAGCAGGGAAATGTTTGACCCCACAGGACTACAAAGCCAAATTGCTGAACTGCAAGGAAGAGAAATGTTTGATCCAACAGGGCTACAAAGTCAAATTAGCGCTTTACAGAACAGACAAATGTTTGATCCAACCGGGTTACAATCAAGAATAGGCGATTTGGAAGGCAGACAAATGTTTGATCCGAGCGGCTTAAAATCAAGACTTTCACAACTTGAAAGTCAATTTCAACAGCAACCTTCGCAACAATTAAGTATGTCTGATATTGAATCGTTAATTGAACAGCGTTTGTCAGGCTTGGGATTAGATGACAAGCCTTTAGGTCTGGCAACAGATCCTTACGATTTTAAAAAAGACCCGATGCGAGGCGCATTTGATCCAAACATAATGACTCCACCCGGCGGTAGTTAAAAAATAGTGGACGGCTTAAGATTAGCAGAGTATATTCTAAAAGAATTACGAGATAGACAAGAACGAGTTTCAGAACATCTGTCGAGTGGTTCAATAAAAACGATGGAAGACTATCGTTTTCTCATTGGAGAGTTGACGGCACTTCGCTCCTTTGAAGATGATTTAAAAGAAGTGTTGCAAAATACAACTGGAGACAGTTTTGATGAGTGACTTAGCAGTCCCCCAACATATAGAAGCCGAACGCAAGGCTCAAAAAGAAGCGCAAAAAATAGAGGAAAGCAAAACAAACGGCGAAGTATCTATTCAAGATGCCTACATCGAACCTCAAGAAAGAGTGCTTGACCCCTCCCTTATCGACAACTCACTATTAGAAAGAATGCCTAATCCTACGGGTTGGCGTTTATTGGTGTTGCCCTATAAGGGAAAAGGCGTCACTGACGGAGGTATTGTTTTGCCTGATACGCTTGTAGACAGAGAAGCTTTAGCAACGGTAATTGCGTATGTGTTAAAACTCGGACCATTGGCCTATAAAGATTCTGGAAAGTTTAATGGCGAGTCTTGGTGTCAAGCTAAAGATTGGGTTTTAATTGGTCGTTATGCGGGCGCTCGTTTTAAATTGGAAGACGGGGCGGAAGTCAGAATCATTAATGATGATGAAGTCATTGGCACTATTTTAGACCCAGACGATATCCAGAGTTTATAATCGGAGCAAATCATGGCAGAAGCATTACCAGAAATTACTGATGAGAAAATTGAAAAGGCAGCCTTACCGGAAGGTAAGAGAGCCAATGAAGAGGTATCAGAAGAATCAACATTTATTGAATTGGAAGGAAAAGACTTAGAAGGTCTTCCGCCAATTGAAGAAGAAAAGGTTACAGAGGACTTCAAAACCAGCAAGCATGTTGAGAAAGAAGCCGAGGGCATAGAAAATGAAGCTGAAAAAAGGGCTAAGTTAGCGCAGAATCGAATTGATAAAGCCGTTAAGCAAGCTAAAAATTATCAACGCAGAGAACTCCAAGCGCTTCAGTACGCAAAACAAATTGCCGAAGAAAACAATAGTCTTAAAAATCAACAAGCGCAAATGTCACAAAGTTATGGTGACGAGTTTGGTGCCAGAGTGGAATCTCAATTAGAAGGCTCGAAGATTGCTCTACAAAAAGCAATGGAAGAAGGCGAGGCTGATAAAATTGCTGAAGCTCAATCCATACTGGCGGCTGCGTCTGCTGATAAGGTTGCCCATGATCAGTATCAAGGACAGCTTCAAAGATACAATCAAGAGATGGAGCAATACAATGCTCAACAACAAATGTACATTCAAGAACAAAGAATGGCGGCTCAACAACAACCGTCTAAACAACCGGTTTATCAACAGCCTTCAAAACGAGCACAAAGTTGGGCTAATGAGAACACTTGGTTTGGAAAAGACCAAGTCATGACCAATGTTGCTATTGCCGTTCATGAACAATTAGCACAAGAAGGATTTGACACAGAGTCAGATGACTATTACTCTGAAATTAACAAACGAATGAAGCAAGAATTGCCAAATCGTTTTGAAAACATCGTGGAAGCTGACGGGAAACCCGTCCAAACCGTCGCTTCACCATCACGCAGTAACTCAAATGGACGCAGGAAAAATCGTAATCAAGTGGAATTGACACCTAGCGAACAGCAATTAGCTAAACGTCTAGGAGTTTCTTTTAAAGATTATGCAATTCATAAAGCGAGGTTAGATAACTCATGAATGATAAAGTTGAAATCGAAGAAAACGTTGAAATTGACAGAACTTCTCGAAGTTCAGAAACACGCGAGACTCAAGAAGCTAGACGCCCTTGGGAACCGCCTTCTCTTTTGAAGACGCCTGAACCGCCTGATGGAATGCGATACCGTTGGGTTCGTACTGAAATCAGAGGCCAGGAAGATCGAAAGAATGTTATGCAACGACTACGCGAAGGCTGGGTACCAGTTAAACCGGATGAAATTCCAGAGTTTGATGTTCCCACCATTGATCACGGCAAACACGCAGGTGTAGTCGGAATCGGTGGATTAATGCTTTGTAAAATCGATGTATCAATTGCCGAAGAACGAAATCGGTATTTTGAAGAAAAAACAACTCATCAGATGAATGCAGTTGATAATGACCTCATGCGTGAAGAACATCCTGCTATGCCGATTACAAGAAATCGGCAGTCCAGGGTTACTTTTGGTGGTAATCCTAAGACGAAGTCTTAGAGTTACTTAATTTTAATCTCGTGATCGGAGAAGTTAATAATGGCAAATAAAGACGCCGCATTTGGTTTGCGTCCCGCCAAGCATGTTAGCGGTTCACCGTTCAACGGAGGTCAATCTAGATATAGGATTACGACAGGCGATACAGCTTATACTACGAAGATTTACATGGGTGACATTGTGACTCAGAACACAGGAGGTACGGTTACTCGTATCGCTCGTGCTGATGGTGGTAGCGCTACAAGCGATATCATTATTGGTGTGTTCAACGGTTGCTTTTACACGGACCCTACTACAAGTAAACCAACGTGGAGCAATTACTGGCCTGGTAATGCTGCTACTGATGCAGTCGGCTTTATCATTGACGACCCTTATGTCGTTTATGAAGTACAAGCAGATGCTGCTATGCCAGTAGCGGATCTTTGGGGTAATTTCGACATTGTGGATCAATCCACAGTCGGATCAACCCAAAGCGGTCGTTCTAATGTTGAGCTTGATGTGTCAACGGGGGCTACTACAGCCACGTTGCCACTGAAAGCAATCGGTATATCTACAGACCCTCAGAACTCCGACGTCGGAAGTGCAAACACCAATGTGCTTTGTTTAATACAGAACCATCTGTATAGACAAGCCCAAGTTGGTCTAGCATAAGGAAGGTATAACTAATGGCTATTTCAAGAGCACAGCTCACTAAAGAACTAGAACCTGGTTTAAACGCCCTTTTCGGCATGGAGTATTCTCGTTATGAGAATGAACACGAGGAAATTTTCGAGTCTGAAAATTCAGATAGAGCTTTTGAAGAAGAAGTTCTTATCGCAGGATTCGGAAATGCTCCCGTGAAACGTGAGGGTGATGGTGTTGAGTTTGATACAGCCTATGAAGGCTTTACTGCTCGCTATACCCATGAAACTATTGCACTTGCATTTGCATTAACAGAAGAAGCTGTAGAGGATAACCTCTACGACCGACTTGGTGCACGTTATACGAAAGCGCTTGCGCGATCTATGGCTCACACTAAGCAGGTTAAGGCTGCTAATGTTTTAAATAATGCATTTAGCTCTAGTTACACAGGTGGAGACGGACTGTCTCTAGTGAACAGTGCGCATACCCTAGCGGGTGGCGGTACTTATTCAAACACACCTAGTACCCAAGTTGATCTGAACGAAACTGCACTTGAAGACGGTTTAATTACAATCTCAACTCTTGTTGATGATCGTAATCTAACCCTAGCTCTTCAAGGCACAAAGCTAATTGTGCCACCACAACTTCAATTCATAGCAGACCGCTTGCTCGAAACTCCAGGTCGTGTTGGAACAGCTGATAACGATATCAATGCAATGAAAAATATGGGAATGATTCCTGAGGGCTATGCCGTCAACCATTTCCTAACTGATACAGATGCATGGTTTTTGTTAACAGATTGTCCAGACGGAATGAAGCACTTCGTGCGTACGCCTATAAGCACTAACATGGAAGGTGATTTTGACACCGGAAATGTTCGCTTTAAGGCTAGAGAGCGTTACAGCTTTGGTTGGAGTAATCCTCGTGGCATATATGGCTCGCAAGGCGCTTAAGAACCAGTAAATGGAACCTCGCCGGGGGTTTCTTACTCAACCCGGCACACTTTTCTAGGGGTAACTTGTCCTACAGACTGACCTAGCAGACAATGCCAAGACGGTAGGACTTATTTTTTCAGGAGAAAAAATTATGGCACAATCAACTTTTGCAGGTCCTGTAAGATCACTCGCTGGTTTTATTAATGCAGGATACAAAGCAACCGTTAGTTTAACGGCAAACACAACCATCACAGTGGCAGCTCATGCTGGCAGAACGCTATTATGTAATGATGCAGACGGAGTGTTTACACTTCCCAGCATTGTTGTAACAGAACCTGCCGATAAGGGCGACCCAGGACAATTATGTAATTTAGGTGCTCAATTCACTTTTGTTGTTGTCACGGCAGCAACAGACATGGACATCACAACCGATGGCACAGACAAATTTGTCGGTGGTGCTTATACCGGTATTGATGACAGTGCAGCAGGTAAAACTTTTATCTCTGGCGCATCTAACGATACCTTTACACAAAATGGCACAACTAAGGGCGGTTTAGCAGGAAGCATTGTAGTTATTACTGCAATAGCCAGCGCTAAATACCATGTTGCAGCACAGCTACTTGGTTCAGGAACTTTAGTAACACCATTTGCTGACGCTTAATAGGGGGTAGATTATGGCTAATACAGTCACAGGTCCCACTAAGCAATTTGATGGACAGAAAAAGCTCATTGTTTATTGTTCTGTTTATTCAGACGGTAGTGCGAGTAGCACAACTTTAGCTGATGTTTCAGGACTAAACACAAGCCCAGACGGAACTGCTTGTTCAACCGTTACTTTAAATAAGATATGGTACACATGCAGCGGCGCTCCAGATGCTCCGGCCTCCCTTGATTGGGATGCAGACACTGACGTTACTTTTCTAACATTGTCTTACGACAATTCGTTTGATTTTAGTGATTTTGGAGGTCTAACAAACACAGCAGCAACTGGTTATTCGGGTGATGTTCTTTTAGTTATTCCCTCAACATCTGATGCCGGGAACGAATACACCGTTTGGTGTGAGTTCATTAAGAACTACTAATAAGAATGGCTACTTCTGGATCAAGAGACTTTCAGCCTAATGTTGCTGAATGGATCGAAGAAGCTTACGAACGATGTGGGCTGG